GTGTTACTTCCAACGGAAGCCGATCTCTGTAATGCACTTGGAATAACAGAAGAAGAATATTTTCAATTTTTAGAAGGTGTAGCAGCAAAAGTAAAAGAAAGACCAGAGGCTTATAATTTAATCCCTGACATTAGATGCGATCCTGTTACAGGACTTGCTCTTTATCAAGCTGGAACTGGGTTAACTTTTCTTGGACAAGTTGCTGTTGGTGTTGCTTTAACTGCTGCTAGTGTTTTATTAGCACCAAAGCCACCAAGTCAAAGACAAGGTACTAATGAAAGAACAGCAGATATAGGTGGTACTAAGAGGTTTGCACCGCAATTTAGTTTTAATAGTGTTCAAGATTTAGCAAATTTAGGTGATTTAATTCCTCTTGTTTTTACTAATCGCCAACTAATAAATGGAATTGTTTACGGAGGTATTCGTGTTAATTCACAACTTCTTTGGTCACAAATGGTTAGCTTGGGCAGCTACCAACAGTTGAAAATACTTGCCTTATTTTCTTTAGGTGAAATAGCTAGAAAACCAGAGTTAAAAGGTTATGCCATTGGTGATTTATTGCTAGAAAACTATCACGCAGAAAAGATTTACAAGGACACTAATGGGAACATTCCTTTCTTGATTGATGGTGGAATATTTACAGGAGCAGATAGAAATATTTTTAGAGTTGATGATAAAAGACATTTCTCTGGAACAAGAAACCCAACAACACAGGCAACATTTGGATTAAGTAATCCAATGCCTAATGCTACTGCTTATAAATTGCCCTATCAATTAGTTAGAACCCCTAGCAATACAGACACAGATGAGTACAGACCAGCAGGAAGAATAACGTACAAAAAGAGAAGGAAACTGCTTGGTGCGTGGCCTATGAGAGCAGGTTTTGTTAACTCTGGAAATAGTTCTCAGCAAGCAGGTAATAGTGATGCAACCCTTGGAGGCTTCTTGACATACCAGATAGTAGGTAGTGGAAGACTTGGTTTATATGAAGGTATTGGGTATCAGCAAGACAGTAGTGATGTAAGGCTAACAATGGACCCGCATGGAGTTGAAGATATTAACTCTGCAACCAAAACAGTTAGAGAGGCTACTGATTCATATCTTGCAATAGGTGAGCAATATATGGCTGGCTCAACTTTATTAACTTGTACGCAAATATTGGAAGATAATTTGCCTGTCAATGGAAGACCGTGGGATGGAACAAAAATTAGATCAGCTAGTTTTAAAGTAATAGAAACTGGAAGATATGAATCTATTGATGATCCTAATGGTGGATTAGGACCACATTGCGGAAACCCTTATTGGGATACAAATGGAGATTTTTTTACAGTACGACCTGGAAGATTAGATACAGACGACCATTTTTATTATGAACAAAATTTCAATGACATATTTAATCCAAATAGTCGGTATGCACTTCAGAAAGCTACTTTAGGAACTATTTCTAATAACAGAAAATGTCATATTACTGAGATAGGAATTAAGTCAAAAGTATTTAAAGAGATTCAATTTGCAAATGTAAATAGTAAACCTACAGAAGAAAAAATTTATGAAATTTATGATTATAATTCTTCACTTACATTAGGTAATATAAATAAATTTATTACTAGATATAGTTTCTTTAAATTACAAGTTAGAAAAGTAGGGCAAGATACTTGGAACTGGTTGAAACCTAGTACAAATACTAATGTTCATACTGGTTTGTTTTGTGTAAGAGGTAATACTCCAGAATTTCAATATAACTATATAAGAATAGATCAACCTACTTTAGATCAGTACGAATATAGATTTTTCCCTTGGCCTGGTGCTGCTGTTGTTAAAGAAGTAGAAGCTTATGAAGCAAGACAAAGACACAATCCTGTTAACGCTATTGTTTTAAATTCCAATGGTGCAAGGACAGCAGGATCTATAGATAAATTCACTTGTACTGTAAATGGAGAAGATTTTGTTGTTCAATTCGCAGGAGATAAAAACTATGTGCTGACTAAACAAAAACTAAGCAATATCGAATGGAATTTAGGTTCACCAAATAAAGTAAAAGTAGGTAACGCTCAGTATCAAGTTACTGGTTTTCAAACAACTCACGATGGAAGTAGAGATGATTATTCAATAAGCAATCTGCCAATAGCAAGACCAGTTGTAAGAATATTTACCAATAAGCTTTTTTATCCTCCTAATTACGGTGGATATGTAGATGGCTCTGGTGCTCATGGAACAATTATTGTTGGTTGGCAAAATCACCCTAGTGCTGGTTTCACCCAGTATTCCTTATACATTAATCAATCTGACGTAACTCCAAATATTCAAGGTCTTGATGGCCCTGCATGGGCTAATCATCAAATAAAAGCACCAGGGGATACTAGCCCTGTTGAATTTCACTACACCACACTAGATGGTAGAGGCGGAAAATTTACACTAGGTACTCATCAATTAAATACAAGTAGTGGAAATCCTATTTATGGAGTTACAAAAGATGAGCAGACAGCATTAACAGCAACTCCTTCTTTTGACGGAGAAGTAAATGTTCAAACACTTTCTGGAGATGATGGTTCAGGTTTAAAAGCTGATGTTGTTGTGTATTCTCTTGGTGTTGAGTGGTATGCAGAATGGTCATTAAGCGATGTAGGACAAAACTATTCAAATAATCAAACTGTTTATATAGATAAAGACGATATTAATCTTCCTTCTGGAGCGACAGACATAAGATTTAATGTGACCGTTAACACCTCTTCTTCTAGTGTTTACAGTGATGAAATTGGATCTGCTGAATTAAATCCTTATGATGCTGCTTCTGATTTTTGGCAGTATGAAGGTGATAGATCAAGTCATTTAGATGGGCCAGAACATCAGATAACTTACTGTAATGAAATTGTAGAAACAGAAGGAGATAGAAAAGAAGGAGAACCAGCAACTTATGAAAATCTAGCTTACGCAGGATTAAGGATTAATAGTTCAAAAGAGTGGACAAACTTTAGTCAGTTTTCTGCTTACTTTAAAGAAGGAGTAAAGGTTAAAAGTTTGATAGATGGAACTAGAAAAGCAACAAGTTTATTTCCTGAAATTGCTTTTGCCTTGTTGACAGATAAAACGCTAGGAGCTGGAGCAGTTATTAGTGAATCTTCTGTTGATGATGTAAACATGACAGTTGCAGCAAGATTCTGTAAGGCAAACAACCTTTTCTGGGACGGAATGGTTGCGGATCGAGTAAATCTAAGAGAATTTATTTATCAACAAGCTCTTTACTGTTTATTAGATTTTACGATTATTGGAGGCAAATTTAGTTTATACCCTGCTGTTCCTTTTGATCCTAATACGTTTGAAATTGACCTAGATGGGCCACATTCAAAGCCAAAAATTAAAGCAATGTTTACTGATGGAAATATCAGTGACTTAAATGTTTCTTTCTTATCTCCAGAAGATAGGCAAGCTTTTAAAGCAAATGTTCTTTATCGTCAAGAACAAGAAAATGGATTCCCTGAAAGAAAATCTGCCATTGTTCAATTGGCTGGTTCAGATCATGTAGATGATCCATTGGAGACCTTCGATTTAAGTGGCTTTTGCAGTAGCCGTGCAGCAGCAGTTCTGTTTGCAAAATACACATTAGTTTTAAGAAAACACTTAGACCACACAGTAAGTTTTAAAACAGCCCCTCATTACATTAACGGCGTTAGACCTGGCGATTACATCAGAGTATTTTCAACAACACAACACGTTCAGCGATTTAACAATGGTGCAATTCTTGGAGATGGAACTGTCGTAAGTAAAGACACAATTAGCGGTAGCAAAACTTTCTACTATTGGAATCCGTCAACAATAGTGGCTGGCGAAATAATGCCAGTAGCAGAAGCCACAGTAGATTTTTCTAATACAAATGCTGTTAAAGCTTTTGCTGGTTCGTTATTTACAATCAAAGAAGAAGAAGCATCTGATCAGTGCTACAAAGTAGAAAGTATTACTTTTGGAGATGATGGCCTTGTGCAATTAACTGGTTCGTACGCAGAATTAACAGCAGACGGTAAACTAGCAATGTTACAAAATTGGTCTAATTCAAATACTTTGATCTTTACTGAAGGGGATTAATGGCAACTGCAAGAGCTTTTCCAAGCGTCAAACCAACTTCCAGAAGTTACACACCTGGAAATTATCCAAGTACAAATTTTGAATCTTTGGATGGTACGAAAACACATATTCGTTATGGAAATAAAAGAGTTAATGCAACCTTGAGCCTTGGCTTTTCAAATATTACTGATGCTGATGCTGCTTTGATTTTAGCTAATTATGAAGATGTAAATTCTGATTGGGATTATGTCACTTTTGCTTCTGTAAGTGGAACAGCAGGAGTAGGTAGCACGAATCTTTCTAACTATTTTAAAGAGTCTGGATCAGGGTTAAAATGGCGTTATGTTGGGCCTCCTACTGTTCAAAGTACTTTCAAAGGTTTGAGCAATGTGAGCTGTAGTTTTGTTGCTTGTTTGGATGCACCCATATAATAAGAACAACGTATTGATTTTTTAGGTTGTGGCNTTTTATTAGCGGAAAAGATGGACAGCTTTTAATTGCAGGTTCTAAGGCTGCAAAAGTTCAGTCTTGGTCTTATTCAAGTTCACAAGCTGTTCTTGAAACAACTTCTTTAGAAGACACAGATCGAACCATTGTCCCTGGTGTTAGAAGCTATAGCGGTAGTGCAAGGTTGTTTTACTATCAAACAGCTAACAACACGACTGGAGATGTGACAACACTTTTAAGGAAAAGTATTAAGGCTGTTACAAGTACAAATGCAGGAGAAGAAGGGAAAGCTGCTTCAGCAGATGCTCCTTTTGCTTTGAAATTAAATATTTACGATGACGGAACAAATAACAGATCTATTACATTTAATATTTATGTAACGGGTGTTTCAATGAACAGTGCTGTTGGTGAAGTGTTAAGTGCTGATATTAGTTGGGAAGCTAACGGAGCACCTACAGAAGTCACAATGTAAATCATGGGTGTTTATTTTGGTCAATCGGGTGAGATAGCCCTAAAGAGAGATGCATTGCAATCTGACTTGAGGACACAGTTAGATCCTTTTGATGTAAACACCTCAACGAAGAGGTTTAGTGTTGACCATAGTTCTGGTTCGTTAATTAGTGGAGATGAAGTAGAAATAGAAACGGCTGATGGGTCAACTCTTGAACTTGTTAATGGTCATAGTTACCCAGACGGAAAATGGTTTATCAATGTTGATCCTATGGGTGGGATTCGCTTGTATGACACATTTCCTAAAGCGATAGAAGGTTTACAATCAAATGCTTTAACCCTTGTTACTCCTAGTGCTGCAAAAAATATTTTAATCCGTACAAG